ATCAAACCCACACAACCAAGAGAATTTCAGAACAGCCGCAGGACTTCTTAAGTACTGCATTACCCACGCTCACTGGAGTATCTTTGAAACAGCATCAATGACACTTGAGATCAACACTAATCGTGGGATTGCTGCTCAAGTATTACGTCATCGTTCATTCTGTTTCCAAGAATTCTCTCAGCGTTATGCTGACACTAAGTTACTTAATCAAGAGATACCGGTTCCTGCCCTGAGAAAACAGGACAAAAAGAATCGCCAGAACTCAACTAATGACCTACCACCCGGTATGATCAATGAGTATCAGAAGAAGATTGAGGAACATTTCGAAGCAGGAATGCACCTCTACAATAACCTTCTCGACAATGGCGTGGCTAAGGAATGTGCAAGGTTTGTACTACCCCTCAGTACACCCACCAGAATCTACATGACAGGCACATGTCGCAGTTGGGTACATTACATAAATCTAAGGACCTCTAATGGCACACAACAAGAACATATGGAACTGGCAGAAAATTGCCGAGAAGTGTTCCGAACAGTATTCCCAGATGTGGCGAAAGCACTTGACTGGTCAAACGAAGAAGGAGACCCGGTAAATGAATGAAACAAATCCTATTAATGTGGAGGAAGCGAACCAAAGTCTCTTTCGGGCGAAGTGGAATATCCCCACGGCTGCAGCACATTGTGGGATGACACAGAAACAAATGAAGTTAACCTTCAGAGAGTTTTTAAAATACCACCCGATGGATTATAATGTGGAAGTCCAGTTACCACTATCCTATAAATATTAAACCAATAAACTTTACTTATGGCCACATATCCAGTAAAACATACAGAGACAGGTGAACAGAAGGAAGTCAAGATGAGTGTTCATGACTGGGATCAGTGGAAAACTGACAATCCAGAATGGATCCGTGACTTCAGTGACCCCGATACATGTCCAGGCTCTGGAAACATTGGTGACCCCAGAGCAAAACTTCTTAAGTCTCACCCCGGTTGGGGAGAAATTATGAGAGGCGTCAAGAAAGCAGCACCAACAAACTCCAGTATCACTTCACAATACTAATGGCTGTAAAGACACGAACTAAGACCAAGAAAAGACATCCGATCAATGCAGATCTGATGGTCAAGGTCGAACCATTGACAGAGAACCAAGAGAAGATCTTCGAAGCTTGGGACAAAGGTAAGCACCTGTTTATCTACGGGGCTGCCGGTACAGGTAAGACCTTCTGTGCCCTCTACAAGGCTCTACACGACTGCCTTAAGACCACACCCAGTTACGACAACGTATACCTCGTTAGGTCCCTGGTGGCGACCCGTGAGATTGGTTTCCTTCCAGGTGACCATGAGGATAAGGCATCACTATATCAAATTCCATACAAACATATGGTGAAGTATATGTTTGAGATGCCTAATGATAATGAGTTTGAGATGTTGTATGGGTCTCTCAAGTCACAAGAAACTATTAAGTTCTGGTCAACATCATTCCTTCGTGGTGTCACCCTTGACAACTCTGTTATCATCATTGACGAGATGCAGAACTTGAATTTCCACGAACTTGATAGTATAATTACTCGTGTAGGTGAGAATACTCGTATCGTCTTTTGTGGTGATGCGATGCAATCTGACCTCACACGTACCAATGAGAAGAATGGAATCCATGATTTCATGCGTATCCTTGAGATGATGCCCGATGACTTCGCCATGATTGAAATGGGTATCGATGACATTTGTCGTTCTGGTTTGGTGCGAAACTATCTCGTAGCCAAAAATGGAGCAGGATTCACATCCTTATGACCTTTATTCACAGTGATGACTTCAAAGATGCGTTCAAGAGTATTGAACAAATCAATGAAGACAATGTTCGTTATTATAAAGTAGAAGGTGACAATTGTTATCCTTCTATTACGTCTGTGATTTCTTTCATCAACAGAGAGAAGTTCGCAGACTGGCGCGCCCGTGTTGGTAATGAAGAAGCGAATCGTAAATGTAAGAAAGGAACCACCAGGGGGACAGCGTTTCACCTGGTGAACGAGTACTACATCAACAATGCTGATTACGAATCACTTAAAGATTACCAAAACCCCCTCATCCAATTGATGTTCAAGGCAAATAAATCTGACCTTGATAATCGTATTGGTACTATCTACCAGCAAGAGACTCGGATGTACTCTGATAAACTCTGTCTTGCTGGTACAGTTGATCTTATCTGTGATGTTGATGGAGAACTCTCCATCGTTGACTTCAAGACATCAGAAAAAGAGAAACCAGAAGAGTGGTTGGAGGATTACTTCGTTCAACTATCTGCTTATTGGGCAATGTTCTCAGAGGCTACTGGAGTTGTTCCCAAGAAATTGGTTGTATGGCTTGTCGGAGAGAACGGAGATGTTCAAATCGTCGAACGTCGAAACATTATGTATTATTTGACTACCCTACAAGATTATGTTAGTAAATTTATTCAGTACCGAGATGCCTGATCCCAAAAAGATCGAGGAGGTACTCAATCAGAAGTTCCTCAGCAAAGATAAGTTTGCCGAGGACATTGAGTCTCTTGTCCTTGAATCGAAAATGAGTTACATCGATGCCATTGTTCAGTATTGTGAGGACAATAACATCGAGGTGGAAACTGTCAACAAGCTTGTAAGCAAACCCCTCAAAGAAAAGATTAGATGGGAAGCGACAGAACTTAACTACCTCAAAAGAACTTCCCGTGGGAGGTTGCCACTATGAAAATCAGTAAGGACGAATTGCTTCACTTGAAGATGCAAGCAATACTAAAAGAGAATGAAATACCCACCAGAGAGTTAATGTATATTGGTGTTAGGGATGAAGAACACTGGTACCTCATTGCTGGAAAACATGAGGTACCAGTGAGTATGATTGAAGGTATCGAAGAAGATTAGAGTGCCAGGCTTTGACGTATATCGCACATACCTTGCGATGAAACAACACTTTACCAAGGAGAATTTTGACTTCTTTCAGTATGACGGAAAGGTTAGGGCGAAGGAGAACACGTACCTCCAAAGACCCGACTTCTATTTCTTCGAGACGTTGTCTCGCAAACTCTCAGATCAGGAGGTCAAAGAGTACCTACTTGCCTCATTCGTCAAAGCAGATAATCCATCCAAAGTCTGGATCGGAGATATCAAGCTCCGTGGTAAAGATTGCTGGTTGGCATGGACGAAACAAAACCAGAGTATGCAATATCTTGTTAAGCAAGATCTTAGTACAATGGTTGACCATATGGCAGCCAAGGGGTATTCCTTTAACGATCTATTTGAAACGATGGGAGGACATCCTCCCGCCTTACGGCTCTATATCAGAGGATCAATTAGTCTAGAGACTTTAATAATCCTGGATATGGTGTTAAAATTTAAAGGTACCTGGGATAAGGATATGAAAGACCCACTTTGGGAATTGCTAAGCCTAAAAATCAGTAAGTATAAACCTTTTCTTTCCATCCCTACACATAAATACAAGAAACTGATGAAGGAGATGTTCTTATGAGTCTTCACGATTCACCATTTGCCATGAGAGAATCTGAGGAGATCATAGAACTCCAAGAAAGACTGAGGTTCTTACAGGACATCGTCAACACCATGACAGATGAAGATGACTTAGATGAAAACTTTTCATCAGACTTCATGCACACATTGTATGCTCTGATTGAGAAACAACTCATCATTGTCACTCGATTAAAATTATCCGAAGATGATGTAGATAAGTTTATGTTAGAAACTCTGAATGAAGATGCCAGAAATGAAGGTATGCCTGTTGGTACTGACCTCTATTCCTACCTCCTCCAGAGACGAAGAGACATCCTTGAGAAGATCGCCGAGATGGAAGGGGAAGACCTTGACGAACTATCGGATATAGATTAAAATAGAATACACGGACCATGGCCGAAGTCCCAAAACTCTTGCACGTTGTACCCAACTAATCCTACGAATCTTATGTCGTTTTCAAGTCTAAAGAAGAACAAGGCCTCCGTGTTCTCTCAGCTCCAAAAGCAACTGGAGCAATCCACCAAAGTCGGTACCGTTGATGAACGCTTCTGGCGTCCAACTACTGACAAAGCAGGTAATGGTTTCGCCATCATTCGTTTCCTCCCTGCTGTCGAAGGTGAAGATATGCCCTTTGTGAAAATGTACTCCCACGCCTTCCAAGGCACTGGTGGTTGGTACATTGAGAACTCTCTCACTACCCTCGGTCAGAATGACCCACTGGGTGAATACAATCGTGAGTTGTGGAACTCCGGTGACGAAAGCCTGAAGGAACAGGTCCGTAAGCAGAAGCGTAAGTTGCAATACTACTCCAATGTTTATATCGTAAAGGATCCCGGCAACCCCGACAATGAGGGTAAAGTGTTCCTGTTCAGGTATGGTAAGAAGATCCATGACAAAGTTATGGATGCTGTGAATGGTGATCAACTGGAAGGTCGTGAGGGTATTAACCCCTTCGACTTCTGGACTGGTGCTGATTTCAAACTCCGTGTGAAGAAAGTAGCAGGTTATCCTAACTACGACTCTTCTGAGTTTGCTCCTCCAGGAACACTGGAAGACCTCGATGATGCTCAGTTAGAGTCCATCTGGAACCGGTCACATGGTCTGGCAGCCCTTGTAGCAGCCGATCAGTTCAAGTCCTACGATCAACTGAAGAACAGGCTTGACCTTGTTCTAGGTCGTACCTCATCGGTCCCAGCACCTTCTGCTCCCACACAACCAGCTCCAGTAGCTGCCCCTGATGTGTCAGCAAAGCCCGTGTTTGAACCTACTCCGGTAGAAGAACCAGTAAGTAAAGCTGGTGAAACTACAGACGAAGAAGGTGATGATGTGATGGATTACTTCAAGAAACTGGCTGAGTCCTGATAATACTAAAGGGGTCTTACGACCCCTTTTTTATTAGTCTTGTTGCCTCTGTTGAACCGAACTCCTCAGAGCGTTAGAAATATCAGTCTCACTCTTCTGATCTTGTAGTTTCTTATAATAATTACGAGAATCCCTTTGGATGTCCCAGATGTATCGTTTATCTACGATCTGAATCTGGGACTTTTTATTGTTTAGTCTAGTCTCATAAAGATAATTACTAACAACAATTGGGTAGGCAACCCGTCTGGTTACATCATCATATTGGTACTCAGCTGACCAGTTTTCGTCAACATACATCCCACCAGGAATCATAAGTAAACCCTGTTCATTATATTCGTCTTGAGTCTCGTAATGATGAGGCATTCCTGCGATTTCTTCACCACCATACTTGTCTAGAATATACTCATCTAAAGCCGTATACGACAAAGGCCACTGACTACTATAGTCTGTAATATCATTGACCTGAAGAACCATCCAATAGAATTGTTCCTCACCATATTCCTTATAAGCAATCTGGTCTGGTCTCTCTCCATCCTGAACGACGTAATCCACATATAAAGTATCAGTTCGTTTAACGTCCTTTCTGATACGAAGCAATCGAAAGTAATCTTTGATTACAATATCATTAGTCCGACCAGCTTTGTTAATGGAAACAGAGTAAACAAGGTCGGGAAGATTAGAGAAATAAGTTGGTGTAGACATTAGAAACCACCTCCTAATGGATTCTGCTGATGATCTTTTCTGGTAATAACTTCAACTTCATGGAAGTTTAGTTGGATGTCTGTTCTAATTGGATATCCGTTGGCGAAGGTAGCGTGCATATCCAGTCCGGCATTATACTGAACACCAATATTTGTTATGGCAGACCTTTTAAACTTATTCATCCAGGTAGAACCAGCACCACCATACTTAACAGACCAGACAGCAGGGATTTTATACTTAGTTCCTTGGTCCTCTGGAGTACTCCAAAGTTTAAAGTTTAAAAGAATCTGACTGACGGTAGATGCCTCTATCTCATCCTTAGGAATGAAAGAGAAATTTAAACCAAAACTTCTCAGACCTGGTCCTTCATAAAGAAGTTCAATGTTAGGGTTGAATACTTCTCCTCTGGAGTATGCCATCATTTGGTTCGCAGATGTCCCAACTATCTGACCAGCTTTTGATATAATACCTTGTCTTAAAGCATCAGGGAGTTTCCCTACATTATTACCTGCTGCTTGAAGTCCGTTCATAACCCCATAGCCACCACCCATACCTTTACCAATACCATCAGAGGCACCACCAACAACAGCCCCGGCGATGTCCCTCTTAATTTCACCTAAAGGACCCTGAAAAGCTTGCTTCTCCCATTGCTGTCCGTTCTGCATTGCCGGTGTAGAGTTAGGCATATACAAAACAATAGGTGGGCCCACTGCCGGACCATTACCACCGCCTGCATTAGACCTATATTCATGTGGGGTCAGAGTAATAAAATCACCACTCTGAACTTCCGATGGGTATCTAAGCATGTCAGTTACTCTTGATAGATTTAATAGGAAAGTTCATCATATCATTTAATTCTTCGTCGTGTATTTGATGAATGTTAGTTAACACTTCCCTCCAGGTGTATCTTCTAGACTCCTCCCAGTGGAAGTTGTAACCAGTGAAGCCCCACGGGAACACACTAGTGCAGACAATGAAAGGATACTGATCGTATTGAATTCCTTTCGTCTTTGCTTTATAGACAAACACATAATATTTATCAGGTAATGGAACAATCTCACTCGGAGAAAGATTATCCATCAACAACTTCATATTATATGTTGGGTTACTCGATGTCCTCTTCAAAAGAGGCTTTACCCTGTTCATGCCGTTTCGGTTCTAGGGTTAGCGTTCATACTATAACTCTCAAACATAAACGAGACATCGAATGTAGCATACGAGTCTGTTCTATCAGAACCTAAAGAAATAGATCCTAGTGACATAGGAAAGGCATTGATGAACTCAAACTCTAGGACTTTATTATATTGGTTCTCATAACTGGGTCCATTGGGAGGTGGTGTGCCTCGCTGAGATCCGGGAAGTTCTAGTTTGGCAAGAGTGATAGGGGCAACAATTCTTCTGTAAAAGGACATCCTCTGTGTCCTATTCACCCCAGTTTGATTGGCACCAAGAGGAGTGGTGGTGTCAAGCCAATTTCTTAAAGATTTATAGGCATTATATGTCTTGTCTGCAATCAGTGTGAGGGTAAGTGGCTTACCATACAACATCTGTGTGGGTTGGTCTCTCACGATACCCATATACTCGTGACCATTAGCGGTGATGGTATTGACAGAAGTCTCAGGTAGAGAAACAGAAACACAATATAAGCCAACATACTCATTCGTAAATGGAGTAACACCTCTATCAGCAAATACTGGAAGATTAACAGAATATAATGTGGGTCTCGACAACCCCCTACTTAGGAGTGCCTGTGCTCTTGGATATGACATCCCAAATAAATATGCTTGTGGAAGTATTTATCAGGTATGTCGAAGACTCTACAAGGAAAATTCAGACCCAGAAACCCAGAGAAGTATAAAGGGAACGCAGGTAATATACTCTTTAGGTCATCTTGGGAGATGAAGTTCATGCACTATTGTGACCTGAACGAATCAATACAATCTTGGCAGAGTGAAGAGAAAGCTATATGGTACTATGATCCGGTCGCTAAGAAGAAGAGAAGATACTTTCCAGACTTTATCATATACTATAAGAGAAAAGATGATATAATGGTCACGGAAATGATTGAGATAAAACCTGCCTCACAAGTTAAGGGACCACCAAAGAACCCAAAGAGAAAGACAAAGTCCTGGATGACAGCAGTTCAAACTTTTGTCACCAATAGTGCCAAGTGGAAAGCGGCAGAAGAATATTGTGAAGATAGAGGTTGGAATTTCAGAATCGTGACGGAAAAAGAGTTAGGACTCACCCTATAAATAATAGCATCTACTACATTATATTTCGTAATGGCACTGCCTAAACAGATTAGACCAGAGTACAATACAACTATCCCAAGTAGTGGGAAGAAAATAAAATATCAGCCGTTCACAGTTAGAGAAGAGAAGGTTCTTATTCTTGCAGCAGAGAGCCAGGAAATGGATGAAATCTCCAATGCTGTTGCTAATGTTTTGAATAATTGTATCAGTCATCCAGTTGATTTCAAAATCGATGAACTTGCCATCTTCGATATTGAGTACTTGTTCCTAAAAGCAAGGTCAAAATCAGCAGGTGAAACTATCAAAGTTGTCATCCGTGACCCAGATGATGAGAGTTATTCGATAGAACACGAGATCGATATTGATAAAATTCGTGTTGTCAAGACAAAGGATCATACAAATCTTATCGACTTAGCTGATGACATCAAAGTCAAGATGAAGTATCCTGGTCTTGAATTCTTTACAGAAGGTGTCAAGATTGACAACATTGGCGATAGTTTAGAGACCGTGGCTAAGTGTATCTCCTCTATTGTTGTAGGTGAAGAGGTGTATAACTCTGCCGATATGACAAACGAAGAGGTGACTGAGTGGTTGGAAGGTATGACAACGGAACAATTCAAGAAACTGATGTCATTCTTCGAGACGATGCCCGCCATGAAGCACGAGATTAAGTTAAAGAACCCAAATACAGGTAAAGACTTTAGCGTTACATTACAGGGGCTGGCTGATTTTTTCTAACAGGGATGCTTCATAATAACCTCATCAACTATTATGAACGCATCTTTGCCTTTAAACAATATCACAAGTGGAATATCTCAGAAATTGAGGACTTGCTTCCATGGGAACTAGATGTTATGACTTCCCTTCTATCCAACTATCTGGAAACAATAGAGATGCAAAGGAAGCAAACAGCACTGAACCAAGAAGCTATGAGATAACCCGATAAATAAAGATAAAAGATAGCTAATAATGGCTTCCAGTATTTTAAATCAAATTTACAAAGAGGCTGCTGTAACATCTAAGGGTGTGGTTCAGATGAACCGTACCCTGAATAAGGTATATGACGATCAAGAGAAGTCAAATAAAAGACAAGATAAGTTCCTCGAAGACTTAAGGAATAGACAAAAAAGAGATGAAAGGGATGAGAAGAAGAGACAGAGTGATCTAAAGAAACTGATTGCAGGGGCTTCAACATCATCAGGAACAAAGTCAAAAGATACTAAAGAAGGATTTAACCTCGGTGATGGTAAGGGTCTTCTCCCTGCCATTACTGGTGGTCTCTCATTAGCATTTAATCTCTTAAAGGGTCTTCTGATTACCAGTCTCCTCAACAAACTGAGAGGGTTCTTTAGGTTACCTGGATTTGGTAGAGGTGGTGGACGTCCCATCCCTCCCACTAGTGGTGGTGGACGTGGTGGTAATCGTGGTGGCGGTGGACGTGGTGGTAGTCGTGGTGGTGGTGGTGGCGGGGCAACAACCCCAGCCCC